TTGGCTGAATGTGTGCTGTTGTTTTCTAAATTTTTAAGCCCTAAGATGATTTTATTAGCATCTTCTATACTTAAATACCAAAGATGCAAAGGTCGTTTTTTAATAATATTATTAATAAACTCTCTTAAAGCCCACTGAGTAGGATTTTTAGCATTTTTACTCCAAATGGCTTGTATCATATTAAGTTGCTTTTTTGTAGCCCTTCCGCTTTTAGTGTTTTCTTTTTTAAAATACCTTGCTTTTTTGGTATTTTGCTTTTTTAAAAACTTTTCATCATAGCCCAAAGTTATAGCAAAGTCCCTAAGTTCATCTATGCTTAAATCCTTACTTGAAGCTTTGCCATATCTTTGATTTAAAACCCAGCGATAGCTTTCATCATCGCTTAAATTAGCATCTTTTCTTAAGGTATGAATGATTTTAATTAAGTGCTTTTTTAAAGTGTTTTGAGTATTCATTTTTTAGCCTTTAAAATTTGCTCTAGTTTTGAAGTGAATTTATCAATATTTGCATTATAAAGCTTATTTTGATTTTTTTTGTATTCTAAATAGCTTTGCTCGTAATCTTTGTTTATTTTAGTTTGGCTAGGAATTTGAGTTTTAATAACAGGGCTTATTTCAATTTTATTATCAAAAATGATTTTATCTTGGTTTTTAAACATATATTCAACTAGCTTATTATAAAACTCTCCTACATTAAGGGGTTTTCTTTGCTCATCACAAAGCTCTTTATTAGCATTAATAAAATAAAGATTATCCCCACAATCAACATGCTTTAAAACAGGCTTTCCTAACTCATCATAAACAATGTTACCATCATAATATCTAAGTGCAAAAGAATATGAGAAATCTCCTTTTTTTGTTTGAAAAATAAAACGATTTGAAAATGAAATGAAAAGCCATTCTAAAAAAGACTCTATATTTTTGTACCTTAAGTTTAAATCAAGCTCTGCAAAGGCACACACAAGGGAAAGTTTCTCATAACTTGTGCCAACAAATTGTTTTTTTAGCATGGTTAAATCATAGTATTTTTTAAAGCCTAATATATCTTTTGGTGTTTTAGCTTTAAAATAAAGTTTTTCTATGGCCACAGCTTGAACTTCGCTAATACCAAAAAGCTCTTTTAGCACCTCTTTTGCATTATCCATTAAAACTCCTCTTCTAGCCAAGAAGCTAAAGCTTTTTGCTTATCTTTATTTTTGTATTTGTTCGCTAACTTTGGAAGCCAAGTTGAATTAAGCGCTCTTTTCCAGCATTTTAAAGGCTTTTTATTAGCCATGAGCCATCTTCCATCGTCTTGCTTATAGTAATTTATAAAACTATCTGCTATAAAATAAGGGATAGAGCAAGAGTTTTTAGCATTAAACTCATCAATGGCTTTAATTAAATCTTCTTTGCTTGGAGGGTTAAATTTCATAACTCATCCCCAAATAAGCTTAATTCTTTGTCGTTGCTGTCTTTATTGTCAGCTTTTAAACTTTTCCAAACAAAAGTGCGACCATTCTCTCCGCCAAGCTCACTTTCCCAAAAAACACCTTTAAATTTCTCTAAAGTATTCCTTGAAAAATTATCACTCCTACTGACATCAAGAGCCAATAAAATCTCACTTGTGCTTAGGCTTTTTTCGTTTAAAAGCTTTAAAACTTTATCTATAAAAGCTTCTTCTTTATCGCTGATTTTAGCGTTTTGCAAGTCGGTGTTTTTAATATTTAGAGTTTTTGTATTGATAAAAAAGGCTTGATCTTTAATTCCTGCTCTTTCTTTTTGCACACTAAGCAATACTTCAAAGCCTTGTTCTAAGTTAGCCACTTTTTGTAAAAAATACATGCAATCACTTGAGTTTCTAATATGATTTGAGCCTTTAAAAGCTCTGCCATCTTTTGTAGAATGGTGTAAAGCCATAATGGTTGCCCCACATTCTCTTAAATTCATGAGTAAAGACATTAAAGACATCATTTTAGTATCATTATCAATATCTGCAAAATTGCGTAAAGAATCAAGTACAAATAAAACCCCTTCATAGCTTCCTGCCACGCCTTTGCCTTCAATCATTTCTAAAAGTTCATAAGCTGAAGTTTTTAAGCTTGATCTGTGAATATAAGTGAATTTGCTTTCATTTAAAATAAGTTCACCAAAACCTCTTTCATTTAAAACATTTAAAGGATTATCCATGTCAACATAAACGATGCTTTTAACCCTTGCATCTTTGCAAAGTGTTTTAGAAATAGCAGCACTTAAATAACTTTTTCCACTGCCGCCATTTGCGTAAATAATGGTTATTGCTTTCTTAACTAAAAAATCAGGGATTAAAAACTCTAATTTCTCGTTTAAATCTTTATTTTTTAACTTAAACTCATTTAAAAAATCCAAATTCATCTTTTTTCCTTGCTAAAACTTAATCAAGCCCATTAAATCAATGGACTTTGTTAAATTTTTAGTTTTGAATTTCTAAACTTTCAATCTTTGGCTCTATTCTAAAATTATCCTTTACAACTCTTTTAAGTCCAAGCTTTACTAAAGTAGTATCATCAAGTTCTACAATGGCATCTTTATTAAGCTCTTCTTTGTAAATGATGCATTCATTAAGGTTGTAACTTTTAAAGGCTTTGATTAAGTTTTCTAGTTTTTCTTTCACACGTGGTAAAGATACACTTTTACTTAAGCGATAGCCAATCTTGCCAAAGGTAAATTCTTTAGATCTTTTTTCGGCAAATTCATGCTTGTTATTTTCACAAAAAGTAGTGATACATTGCTCTATGTATCCAAGCTCATCACTTAAAACCTTAATCTCTCCTGCACGAGCTTCTTTAATCTCATTGCAAGCTAAAGTTACTTCTCCATTAATCTTTTCTATTTTTACACTAAGTTCTGCCACTTTTTTAAGTGCTAAATTAACATCTTCAAAACTATTTATTTGCATTTAAATCTCCTTTAATTTATATTTTTTAATTTGATAATCCCAAAGAATTACGCCATATCTTAAAAGCACTGCGTGTTTAGTTCTTTTCTTGATTATCCTTAAGCCCTTATTGTAAGGGCAACTCCAAAACTAGCTCTTTAATGCCAAGCTTTTTAGCAAGTGCTAATTCTTCTTGCATACCTTGTGAATATTTTGCATCTTTGTGTTTGCTAAGATAAATATAATCACACGCTTTTAAAAGCTCTAATCCCATTTGTAAAGCTTTGTCTCTGTGCTTATTTTCATCCAAATAACTAAATTGTAGTATGGGTGAAACAGGCACAAAACCTTCACATTCACGCATAATTTTTAAGCATTCTTGCTGAGCTATGCTAATAGCTTGTGCTTTTCTTTGACTTTCTCTTACTACTAAAGCTTTATAAGGAGAAGCGATATAAACTATTGCCATGAATTTTCCTTTCTAATAATTTTAGGGTTTTACCCTTTTTAAGTCTTCTTAAAAAAAGACTTAAAAAGAAAAAACTTAATCAAAACCAGCGAAGCGACGCCGTTAAGGCGAGGTTTCTATAAAGTGCTTTAATTTAAGCACTTTTGTTAAGCTTTTTACCCAAATGAAAACGAATGATTTTTTTTGCAATATAATCAGGATAAATTCCTTTTAAAACATCTACAAACACTCCACTTTCTTTATAAATAATGCTTACACCCTTTATCTCAAAAAGCGAAGCACTATAATCAGCTTTCTCACCTTTAATCATTGGTATCATTTTTTCTCTCCTTGTATTAAGTTTTCTTTCTTTGCTTTTTCTTTTTTGATTAAGTCAATCGTTTCAAAGATAGCCATCCACTTGTCTTTATTTTTAGGACTCTTTAACTTTCTAAGAGCTTCAGTATAGATTTGATGAACGCGTGTCACGCTAAGATTAAGTTCTTTAGCTATCTCTTCAAAACTCATTTTTAGCCCAGCATTAAAAATGATGCGGCAGCTTCTATGTGTTTAAGCTCAACCGCTTTTCCATCTGCAAATTCACAAGCTCTTTTTAAAAGCTTCTCACTTTTTCTAAAGTTGCCACGAGCGAGGTTAAAAACTAAATCAATAGCCTTTTTCTCCTCCACATCAAAATGATTACAAAGTGTTTTTAAGTCTTCATCTTTTAAACCTTCTTTGTTTTGGTAGCAAAGTCCTTTTAATTCCCATTTTGCACCAATTCTAGAGCTTAGTTGTCCGTACTCGTTGTAATCATTTCTGCCAATGCCTGTAAGATTGTTTTTAAGTTTTCTAGTACCTACTAAGATTAAAGCAGTATTTGAAAAATCATATATGCGTCTTAAGCACTCCAAAGCACGAAACGGCAAATGCTCACTCTCATCTATAATTAAAACCTTTGAAGTTCTTGCTAACTCGCTAGCAATGCCTCTAATCTTATCATCCAAAGAACCTTTAAAACACACATTGAGTTTATTTTCAAGCCCCACCAAAAGCATTCTTTTGCTTGTCTCAGTTGTTGCTTCAAAAAGCACCACTCTTGTTCCATTTTTAGCGGCATATTCTTTAATGGCTCTGCTTTTTCCAGTCCCCGCTTCGCCAATGATTACTCCCATTTCGCGATTGCTCATGGCACTTTCAATGGTTACATTAATCGCCTTTGCATCTTTAGTGGCAATAAAAGGTGTTTGAAGCTCTTTCACGCTTTTTTCTTCCACAAAGCTTTTAATGTATTTTTCAAGTAAAGGCTCTACTTTTGAAGCGTATTTATAGCTACTTCCTTCTTTCATATAGCCCACCATATAGCTTTTATTAATCCCTAAACGATCGGAGAGATTGTTTTGAGAGATGTTTTGGGTGCTTAAAAACTTTTTAGTAAGTTCTACTAATTGCATTTTTTATCCTTTTGTTTTTTTATGAGTAAAAACTCTTTAAAATTTGAATTAATCAAGCTTTAAACAATTTTTAACCAGCAAAATATTTCTTTTCGACAAAAGCTTCCATGTCAAACTCGCTTTCATCGTTATTTATTTCTTTTTTAGCATTTAAAATAAGCTCATCCGCATTAGCATTGTTTTTAATCTCTTCTAATTCTCTTTGAGTTTTTAAGGCTTCTTTTGCAAGGGATTTTTGATGCACCTCTTTAGCTTCTACGAGTGAGTTTTCAAAAGCACTTTGTAAATCTTGTAAGTCTTGTTTAATATTAAGTTTAGTAAAGGCGGCAATCTCATCTTTTTTAAGCACTTCTTTAATCGCTTTAACTTCACTTTCATAACCTTTTTTAAGCATTTTATAGCTTTCTTTGCTAAGCTTAGCTATACTTTCATCAAGAGCTAGACAAAGAAAGTTTCCGCTTAAATCATAAATGAAAAGTTCTTTAATATTATCGATATTTTGCACACATTTAACTTTTGTGCCAACACTTGGCATTAAAGCACTTTTATAAACTCTACTTTCAAAGTTAATGCCTTTTTTGCCCACGACCCTAAGTTCTTTATTTCCAGCATTAAACAAAAATTCTTCATAAGATATTTTTACAATAGCTCTATCGCACGAGTTCCAAAGCTCAAGTGGAGTTTTAACGCCTTTTTTGCGGCGAACTTTACTCATGTTCCACTTGATCACTTCAGCTTCTAAAAACTCACAAGCTTCGCTAAAGGTAAGAAGTAATTTTTGATTAGTTTTTTTAGCAAAGCCGTATTCATCTTTAGCTTTTCTTTCTTTCTTAGGAGTTTTTTGCTCTATCATTTCTCTTTTAGCTAAGCTATTTCCAATATGTCCATGCATTTTAGAAATTCCTGCATGTTGAAGTGTCCCAAAGCGTCTTTCAACTAAAGCTTTTTGTTCTCCTGCATAAGCAATAGCTGCATCATAGGTAATATTAAGCCCATCAAGCAAGCTTTGAAAATCTTTAGAAAGATAATCTTTTCCATTATCCCCTTTAATCATATCAGGCTTACCAAACTTATCTATGGCTTTCCATAAAAGTCTAGTTAGGCTTAAAGAGTTTGATTTTCCTACCAAAGTAGCTACTCCCATACCGCTAAAGACATCAACGACACTTAAGATATGAGGGCGGAAAGGCTCTAAGGTTTCATCATCTCTTACTATAACATCAGCTGGGGAACTATCGATTTGCCAACACATGTTTTTCATGTCATATAGCTCTCTTTGATTTCCTTGTGCAGGTAGAAACTTACTTTTTGCTTTATCTAAACCTTGTGTGATAATACAATGCTCCAAAGGCTTGTCTTTATAATAGTTTTTAATGAAATTTTGTAAGGTTTTTACACTAAAGAGTGGCTTTACTTTTCCTAAATCAAAACCTATAAAATCATAATTTTCTTTAGTGGCTGCTTCTTTATGGATTTGCCACCAAAGTTCAGTGAAATTAAATCCACCTGCTGCAAAGGTGCGATATTCTCTTAAAGCGTATTCTTGCATCCAAGTGCTAAGTTTAGTTTTATCTTTGCGGTGAAGTCCGCGAGTGTCGATAAGACCTAGAATGCCATTTTCTTTATATGCTTTGCGAATTCTAAAAATTTCTATTTTAGAAATACCACATATCTCTAAAGCTCTTTTTTGTTTTAAACCACCTTCAATATATTTTTCTACTTGCTTTAAAGCCTTAAGCTTTTCTCTAGCATTGTTTTTAATCTCATCGCTTAAATTTTCAAATTTTAAATTTAAAACAGCCAAATCATCATTCATTTTTGACTCTGTTAAATTTAAATTACTGGTTTTTAAACTATTATTTGCAGTTTTTAAATTATCGGTAGTAATAATTTCACTCAATTTAACTTTTTGCATTTTTTCATCATAAATTAAAGTATTTTTACTGATTAATTGCTTATTAAAGGCAGTTAAAAGCCCATCTTTACTTATTTTAAATAGTAGTTTTTTACCACCCCTGCCGCCTTTTTCATTATCCACTTTTAGCCACTCGTATTTATTTGAGTTTCTACTTACTGCAAGCCTCAAAGCTCCTGTACTTACACTAAAAGCTTGTGCTGCTTCTTTGGTTTCTAAGAAATAAATCACACACAAACCTCAGGAAGTTTATCAATAATTTTAAGTTCTAAGAGTTTTTCAAATACGGCTTTAGTATTAGCTTTTGCTTTATATTTTTCAGAATAAAGTCCATTCACTACGCGAAATAAGCTCATATAATGAAGATTATGTTTTTGGGCAAATTTTTTAAGATTAATACCGTTATCTTCAAAGTATTGTTTTAACAAAATATCTCCTTTAATTTGTAATTTTTATTTCAAATTGATATTTTTTAAGATACAATTTGTAAATAATTTTTCAAATTATAAGACAAAATGCGAATTAAGTCAAGTTATTTTATCGCATTTTGTGAATTTTTTAATAAAAAAGGTTCATAATGTATAAAACAACAGACATTTTGAATAGAGTTTATGCTATTTTAAATATTACCGACGACAAGGAATTTTGTGGAATTTATGAGATAAAACCCAATACATTAAGTACTTGGAGAACTAGAAATACCATCCCTTATGAGTTATTATTGAAAATATCAAAAGAACAAAATATATCGCTTGACAGCATCTTTTTTGGCAAAATGCGAATTAATGATGACAATTTGCAATTAAGATACTATACGGATGTTGCTGCCGCTGCTGGATATGGTGCAATAAATAGCAAATTGGAATATACGGAAATAGTAATAAGCAAAAAATTTGCTTGCGAGGCATTGGGATTGCCGCCTTTAACAAGGCTTGATATTATTAAAGTTATAGGGGATAGTATGGAGCCTTTTATTCATAATGGAGATGTTATAGCTGTTGATGTTAGTAAAAATAAACTTGACCTTGTAAAAAATGGAGATATCGTGGTTATTAATCTTGATGGTGAAATTTACTGCAAAAAGCTCCTCAAGCAACCTTTTGTAAATGAAATTGTATTGAGCTCTATGAATTCTTTTTATAAGGACATTGTTGTTAATATAGATCAAATTAGCTGTGCTGAAATTATAGGCGTTGTTTGTAAAGCAATTTCAATTAAAACTTTTGAAAATGCTATTATAAAATATGAATGATGCTATATTTTATTATTGCAATATTAATTATAATAATTGCTTTATTTATTTATTCTGGTTTTAAAACGGAATCGAAATTAAAAAAAATAGCAGATGGTGCTCTTACTAAACAAGATTTAAAAGAGATAGAAGTAATATCTAAATATTATGAAATTTCTTTAATAGAAGCAGCAAAAATTCATTATGGTAAAGCTATTATTACAGAAGAAATGATCGAAAGATTAGAAAGACCCTATCGAGAATTATATGAACAATATAAAAAACTTTCTATAAATGAGCAAGGAAAATTTTTACACAATTTGCTTTTAAATAATCAAGATGAATATGCAGAAGCAATAAGATTTATTCAAATTGCAGAAGAAAGCGTTAATATAGCTTTAAAATCAAAAAATAAAGATACTGCAGAAAGCAGAAGAAAACTTGCATTAGAAATAGAACAAAAAATACAGAAAGGATATCCTAAAGCCTATGGCTTAATTATAGATATAATTCAGCTTTTGGAAGATAATTATGATGTAAGTCTTTTTGAAAATCAATGTATTAAGTATTATGAAGAAGCTGGGAAATTAAAAACTATTAAATCCAAACAAAAAAGAATTGATTGTATAAATGATTTAATAAAAGAAGCTGAGGCAAATCCTAAAATTGATAGAAAATTTGTTGATTTTTGGAAAAACAAAGTAAAAGAAATAATATAATTACATTTTAAGTTTAAGTTTTATGGAAAGATAAAATGCAACCAAAAAGTATCATTTTATTTTTCTATGGTTACATTTTATTTTTCCGCCGACAATAAGCGTTATGAAAAAATATTGCTTGATATGGGATTTGAAGGAGAAAATGGTTATTTTAATGATTATTATGATTATGGCTTTGGCAATAATGGTATTTTTAAATTTAACATATATGATTATTTTGCTTATGATGAAATAGGAGTGCGCCCATATGTTTCTCCTAGAAGCCCTTTTTATAGCCCTAATTTTGTCTATTCTGATGGAAATTATCACGGAGATGCAAAGCTTATCCCTTCTGCTTTAGGAAAGTATTATTTTGAGCTTTCCTATCAGAAAGGAGTTTATATAGAACTTTTACGCCCTTATTATCCAAGCATAAAAGATTTACCAGAAGGTTGGGACAATAAAATGCTAGAAAAAGCTAATTTAAAATAAATATGAGCATCCGTGAATAAACCCTTCTACAAACTTA